TGGTGCGAGACGATTTCGTTGACCTCGTAAGTGTCCTTGGTCACGTTGAGCGAAGCCGTCTCGCGGCGAATGAGCTGGCCACCCGAACCGCTGGCAGTGACGCCAAGCCCGGACTGCTTCTTGTAGGCGATGGTCTTGTTGATACCCTGAGCGATTGGCATGGTGTCCTCCTGTTACGTCGCGTGATGGGCGAAGAACCGGACCCGAACGGGAACGACATAGCGGTCATCCTCGATCATCGCCGGGGCGATTTCTGGCGTGCGTTCGATCTGTGTGGTGACGCCCGACGCCGAAAAGGCAGCACCACGGGGGAAGGTCGCCCGGATAAGCTCAGCCCGCGCCATTGCTGCGCCAGGGCTGGTATCGAGCGGATAGCAGAGCGAGACTTGCATGAAGCCGCGCTCGGTCGCCATGCCGCCGATTTCGGGGTTGTCCGGCTCGGCAGCGAGCAGATAGACGCGCGCATAAGGCGTGCCGCTAACCGGCGTGTATGGCGTGTTTTCCCATGCAATAGGGATTGCCGGGGCGATACCAGCGAGGGCGGTTTCCAGCGCGTTGCGGACGGCGAGCAGGCTCATGGCAGCGCCCTCACTGCATCGTTCACAATGTCCTGGAACATGGTGACAGTCAGGCCAACCATTCCCTGCGGCGCTTGGCGGCTCCAACCGTGCTCAATTCTTAAAGAATACTTGGTGTTGTTTGCGATCCAATAGACCTTGCCCGCCGCCTGGTCGGGGACTGCGGCCATGATCCGACCAAGCGTCTTTGCGCCCGAAGGGTCAACGCCGGGGATTTCGCCCGCTGGCATCGAGCCAACGCCTAGCTGCCAGTTCGCGCGGAAATGCCCGCCGATGTAACCTTTCGGCGGCGGGTTCTTCCAATAGAGCGCATCGCCGACCGGGCTGCGCTTGTCGAGTTCCTGCGCAATCCGCACGACGATATTGCCGACTGCATCGTCGGCGCGTTCTCCGCACTTTTCAGCGAAGCGTTGAAGGTCAACCGCGAACGTCCCCATTACGCGGGCCCCTTCAAGGTCAGGTCAAACATGATCGGCAAACCAGCCGGGGCGAGGGGGTTGACCTCGATCACCGTCCAGACGCGGCTGTTCGCGTCGGTCAGCGTGTCGTCAATCTGCGGGGCGGTAAGGGCTGCGCCGGTAGCGGTCAGGCCGGAAAGCAGGCATTGCACCGCGCCATCGGGAATGTTGGTGCCAGCCATTTTGCGCAGTCCAGCGCCGAGCGGTAAGATCACCCCCTTCCCGGTTTGAGTGCTAGTCGTGATCGCAGCCGCCCCGGTTGCAGGGTTATAGGCCCCGCTGGCTCGCCGTGTGAGCGTCACGGCTTGCCCCTTGGCTGCGATCATTGCGTCGGCGGTGGCACGTTGTGCGATGGTCATGCGCGGACCAGGCGAACGCCGCCCCCTGCGCGCAGATAAGAGGCAAGCGCCTGGTCGATCGAAACCGGGCGCTTTGCCTGCGGGCTGTATTCAGAGTATTCGGTTTCGAGCGGGCCGACCTTTTCGCGGATTACGGCGCGGGTCAGATCAGGGTTCAAGTCCTCGGCCAGCGCTTTGACTGCGAGATCTGCGCAAGCGTTCTTGACCTCGGCGGGGACGACGGTGCTGTCCACGTCAAAATCGTCCACGATAGCGCCGTAGCGCGGCCAGGAGAGGGCTTGCGCGCGGAAAAGGCGGGTTCCCTTCCAGCGGTCCCGGTAACGCTGCTCCATGAACGCCGTAGCGCGACGTAGGGCCGCTTCCTTGTCAGCCTCGGTTCCAGTCCATGCAGCATTGCCAAAAGCAGTCTGGCGCGCATTTGCATCGGCAACCGAGCAAAAGCTTTCAGCAGTGCTAAGTCCTGATCCCGTTTCGACAATAAGAGCCATCGGTCAGTCCTTGATAAGCCGGAAATAAACCCGCAGATTATGAACCACGACCCAAACAGAGATCGCCAGAAAAGGAGCGAAAATATAAGGCGCGATCGAATGCGCGCCCATTGCCCAGACGCATGCTAAAGTGACCGGGATCTTCGTTGCTAGTAGTGCCGGAATGACCCCAATTTTACGCATAACCCAAGCGACGATCGGGTTTTTCTCATAGCCGCCATTGCGCAGCACCAGCACGGTCGAAACCGCGTCAGCCAGTTGCAGAAAGATTAGCGCCCAGATCATGCCCAGGTCCGGTAAGGCGTGGCAGGCGGAACGATAACCATCCCGGCCAGTTTAGCTTTCTGCTCTTCGGTCAGACCAGCGCAGCGGACGTTGACGTGCCAGGCAGGCAGCGTCTCAGTTACCGGCTCGCCCTTTGCATCCAGCCCGGTCACGCGGGTGATCTGACCGATGATGTCGAGGGAAACGTTCGGCGCGGGGTGCAGCGCATGGTCCTCGACGTAAGCCAGCCCAGCAGCGATCAGGGCTGCGTTCATCGTGGCTTCGTCGGCGGCTTTCAGGCAGATGTCCATGTAGTTGTCTCCTTACGCCGTGAGGGCTTGAAGCTGAGCATTGCTTAAGCGGGTCGGGTAGTAGCGGATCGAGCGGATGTGGCCGTTGAGTTGATTGCCCCCAAGCCCGCCCGAGCCAATGCCCAAACGCGTTGGCACCGGCAGACTTCCGCTGGTGTCAGTTGAAACAGCGCCGCCATTTTGCGAAGCCGCAAAATTGTTAACCTGATAGGCGTAGGCCATTTTGCTTGTAGTGTTTGCAGCCAACGAACCCATCGGCAAGTATGCCTGAGTAACGCCACCAACAACGGTGTAGCCAGCAATTTCCGCATCGCCGTTATAAATAATGTGGCGGTTAGAAGCATCGGCAATAGGCGACAGCACGATCTGATTGTTTGTGTTCGCCGCTGATCCGCCGATCATATCGAACTGAGCAACAAACGTCCCCTCGCTCTGGTTATACCACTGCGAGAAGTTCGCGCCCGTGATCGTCGCAACGTCAGCCGTGCGCGTGACCTGTGAGGCCACCGTGGGGATGTAGCTGGTGGCAAAGGCACCGGCTTCGAGTTGTGCGCCCCAGACAGCCAACGTCCCTGTGTTTGATCCTATGTTGTAAATTTGTGATGCGGACAGCGCGGAAACCGTGCCTACGGACACGAAACGATACCAGCCGTTGCCAACGGCGGTAACTGAACCCACCCCTGTGCCGGTATTCGTAATGGCCAGCGTAGAGCAGTTAATTTCGGAAAAGTTGCTGGTTAAGCCAAGACGTAAAGTAAATGCACCAGACATCAGCTTGAAATATATAGATGATGCGTATGTGCCAGAACTTACAACGTTCCTGTAAACACCAAAACCATTGCTCGCACCCGAAACAGCAATTGTGTCTGCCGTCATTGTTCCGTCTGGTGCAGTAGTTTGATCTGCCGTAATGACGGGCGATCCGTTGACAATCCACGATGCGTCAGTGAACTGCTCACTATACGTCAGCAAATTAGTCCGCTGCTCCTCGATCAGCAGCCCGCGCGGCTGCAGGGTGACGGGATCGTAGTCGAAGCGGGGTGTTCCTGCCGGAGCCGAAACAACATTCCCCGCGCTGTTGACGTAGGTCGCCGCAGAGGTGCGGGAGAAGGTGATGAGTTGGTCGAAGGTGTAAGGAGTTTCGGCCACGTTGAAGCCCTCGTAGAGAAACTGCATATCCACATAGGGCGGAAGGCGATTTCCGCTCCCGATCCCGGCACCCAAACCTATCCGCAAGCCACCCACGGCTAGATCGCCGGGACGTATTGAACTGTGCCGGTGCCGCTTCCGAGGATCACCGCAAACTTCTCGCCAGGAGTGATGTTGGTGAAGCGGATCAGCGTATCGGCAGGAATGCGCAGGCAAGAGGTGGTAGCAGTCGGGTTTGCCCCAAACAGAATATAGAATTCGACGTTTCCGCCGATCACCAGATCGGAGCCGTCAAGGCCGGCCGATTGCGCAGAAGCAGTGCTGGCAGAAACAGTGAGCGCGGCAGAGCGGGGGGCTTCGATCATTTGCCGGTGTCCTTCTTCGCGCGGGGTTTCGGTGCGGCTTTGGCCTCGTCCTCAAAGCGGACATGCACAGCCGGATCGAACGGATAGACCCACGAATAGCCGCGCTCGTTGTCGCGCTTGACCTTGACCGCTTCGGGATTGGTGGGGTGCATCGCGGCCTCCTTGGGCAGCGGGAAGGGCCGAGGCGCTAACCCCGGCCCGCCCCTGTTAGCCGAGCAGAGTGGCGATGTGGGCCGACTTGATCGCCGCGCAGCCCCAGGCAACCCGAACGTGGTAGACGTTCTGAAGGAACTGCTTGTAGAGCGCGACCTCGAACATCAGCCCGGTGCGTTCGTCCATGACCTGCACCACATCCTCGGCACTGTCGCCGCCTTCCGGCATGGCCGGCATACGGGTTGCCAGGATCACCGCGTTGCGATCGAACGCGAGGTTCGCGGTGTAGCTGTTGCCGATGGTCAGTTCGTTCGCATCGACACCAGCGATCAGGAGGCCCGGATCGCCAATCACGATGTCACCGCTGGTGGCAGTCAGGCCGGTGTTGACGACATACTTGTTCACGCTGTCGCCAGCATGGGTGATGATGTCGCCAGCCTTGATGCCGGTGCTGTTGACCGTGCCGCCTTCGAGCGAAAGCGTGGTCTGGCCCACAGCCTCACCCGCCGCGATGAAGTCATAGCCGGTGCCAGCGCCATTGGTGTGGACGTTGACGGCATGGCTGTGACGGATGGCGAAGTTCTGGATGCGGTCGGTCATGCCGTTGCGCAGCATGTCGCTCGAACCGGCCTCGTTGGCCTTGAAAAGGATCGACTGCTTGCCGCGCAGGTTGGCAATGGCAGCGTGACCCAGCACAAGCTGGCGGTCGGTGGTCGGGCAACCGTTGTAGTCGAGGATCTTCGCGGTTTCGGCAAAGTCGCTGAAATCGCCAGCGGTCCCGAACGGAGCGGTCCCGGCAGTGCCGTGAGCGCGCGATGCCTTGACGTAGGCAGCGGCCCACAGGTCTGCTTCGATTTCGTTGACCAGCGTGCGCATCCCCTGCGCGAAGCGGTCGGCCTGGATCGAGGAGAACAGGCCAGAGTTGTTCAGGCCCTTGGTTTCCTCGCCATTCCAGCGAACCGGAACGTGCTTCGACTTGGAGATGGTGACGGAGGTGTTGCCAATCGTCTGGTCGCCAGTGTCCGGGGCGGTAACGCCGGGGGTGTTGTTGGCGCTCGAAGCGGCAGGGGTGATCGGAATGTAGACGTTCTCGTTGACAGCGGCGCGGGCAACGTTGGTGTCACGGCGCACGGCGGGGATCATGCCGACCAGTTCGCGCGACACAACGTCCAGCGCTTCGTGCAGGTCGGGAATGAGATTGGTCAGGGTGTTTGCCACGGGGGTTCTCCGGTTGCGTAGAGGGGAAAGCCGCAACAGGCGCTGCCTGTGGTAGCGGTCCCGGCGCTGCCGGAGATCGAAGGGGCGCTGCCCACTTCGGAGACGGACTATCCTATATCTGGGCGCGAAAGTCAACGGGGCAGTGAGGTTCGCCCCGTTGACCCTCCGCAAGCCTGTTAAGCGGCCTCGTTGACGACCGTGTAGCCATCCCGGATCTTCGCCGCGCCGGCCACCGGGTTCGCGTCGTATTCGGCGCGGGTAATGGTCTTGGCCGAACCGCCGCCCGACCCACCAGGCGCACCGCCACCGCTGTTGCCGCCAGCCGCGCGGAACGCCTTGCCGTCGTCGCTGTCGAGGAACGAGGAGATGAATTCGCGAGCAGGCTTGTCGCCGATCTGCACGACATACTTGCCATCGACCATATCGGCCTTGGCCTGCTGCTGCACCATCGCCTTGAGCGCCGGAACGAGGGCCGGGACGACATTGCCCTTGGCGATCGCATCGGTGATTTCTGCCTCAAGCGCATAGGCCCGTGCTGCGCCGCTCTCGGTTTCCAGCGCCTTGACCGCAGTGTCGCGTTCCTTGGTCAGTCCGGTGATCTGCTTCTGTGCCTCCTTGAGCGCGGCTTCGGCCTTTTCGGCGCGGGCCTCGGCGGCAGTCAGGTCTTCCGGCTTGATCTCCTGCGTCGCGCGCAGCTTGTTCTTGAGGTCTTTCACCTCGGCCAGCAGTTCCCGGTTCTTTTCGTCCTGGGCCTCCTTCGCGGCTGCAATGGCGGCATCGACATCGGCTTTCGTGTAGGTCTTGTCGTCGGACATGGTGGTATTCTCCTATCGCGTGCGGAGTTCATGAACCTCAGCGAGTTCCGCTGCTCGCTTACGGTAAGGTCGGTCTATCTCGTTTTCAGTTCGTCAAGGGTTAGCTCTCGCCCAGTGCCCGACACCAGATCACGCACAGTCAGTTTGCCCGCCAGGAACAGTTCGGCCCTGCGCTTGCCGAGGACGTTCTCGACAAAGGCAGGCGATTGGCGGGACAGGAAGCCTTGGAACGTCAGGTCGCCAGCAACAGGGCCATCTTTAGATGCGCGCTGGCCGACGTCATCTGGTTCGGGAATGTTGAGGCCGATCTCCTTGAAGGTCTTGGGGATCGGCGAGAGGACGCAGCGGCATCCCATGTGGAGGGGTGCGGCTGTGAATTCGACCTTGGTGCCTTTCAGCTTTTCGCCGTCGAGGTCCCATGCCTGCCCGTCGAGCGCCATGCATCGCAGGCAAGTGCGGCTGTCGAGCGTTGCCAGCCAGCGCACGCCCTTGATGAGCCGCCCGTTCTTGCGGAACGTCTCAAGCCTTGCGCGGTTGGCGGCAGTCAGGACCGAGGTATGAACGAGCGCGCGGGCATTGCGGCGCGAAACGTCCATAATGCCGGGTTCACCGCGCCGACCAGTGATGCGCGCGACAATGCGCTCTTGCGTCTCGCCGTTGGCAATCCCCTGCCTTACTTGCGCGGCGAACTTGAAGGCCAGATCGTCGCTCTGCTTGGCCCACCATGCGCTTGAGGGCGCGCCATCGATCAGCACGTCCTTGCCAAGCTGCAACAGGACGGCATCGGTCGGGATCGCCACGGTTGCCGGGATCACGTCCTGAATGATCTCCTGCGTCTTTTCCGCCACGATCACGGCCAGCGCATGGGTATCGACCGAAGCCCCGGCGCGGCGATAGGCGAGGTCAATGATCTCTTCCGCCTGCCGGATCACCGCGTTGACCTCGCGGGTCTGGGCGGCATTCAGCGCGCCCGTCGCCACGAGGTCTTTCAGTTCGCGGGCCAGTTCCGCCATGATCGCATCGACGCGCTGCTCCTCCCCCGCCGACAGCCGCAGGACTTGCAGGGCATTGCGAAGGATCGCGTCGGCGAGGGGGAGTTCGGTCACGCTGCCACGCTCACATCAGGCCGCGCCGGACCCTGCGATCCGATCTCCTCCTGATGCTCCTCGAAGGTCTTCTCGGCCCGCACAACGTCATGGCGCTGCAACAGGTCGAAGAATTCCTGCTCGCTGATCTGGCCCGCCTGCACAGCGCCGACCAGCGCGGTCAGTTGCTGGGCATCGAGGCCGGCCGGGTTGAAGTCGCGGTTGATCTCATACCGCACCTCGCCCGTGGTCGGCATCCAGTCGCGGAACAGTTCGAGCGCCCAGGTGAGGGCATCGCTGACCTCGATCACCGTCGCGGCAAGGATCGAATTCTCACCCGCCCGCTTGATCTGCGTTCCGCCAAGCGTTTCGACCTGCGCGCTTTCATCGGCCAGCATTCGCGCGCCAAGGACCGCCATGCGCTGTTCGAGCGCCCGCAGTGCCTCGCGCGTCTCTTGCAAGCCTTGGCCTGAAAACTCGATGTATTCAGCCTTCGCGTTGGGATCGGGTGCGGTGATCGCCCCGCTGCCGCCGATGTAGATCGACTGCCCCTTTTCGAGTGTCACCCCAGCGAGGAACAGCGTCGGCAGGCCGGTGAAGTGCAGGCCGTGGCGATAGTCCGAGTTGATCTGATAGTGGGCGATGTTCGCGTCGGCGAGGTCGAGCAGGGGCGGCTCTTCAAGCGCGCCGACGATCTTGAACGGGATGCGATCGAGCGGGCGGTTGCCCATGAGTGGATAGGCTTCGCTGATGAGCTGGTCCTCGCCCTTCTCGTTGATGCGAAACACCCGCTGGCGATAGGCCCACGATTGCCCAGCGTCGCCCATGAGCGGCACAAGATCAAGCACGCGGTAACGGTCCTCGGTCTTGCGGTCGAACTCGTCCTCGCCGACGTCCGCGCTCTCCTTGAGGACCACTTGCACAAGCTGGTGCTGGTTGTTGATCCGGGCATAGCGCCAGTTGATGATGCTCTCGATCTCGTAATACTGGATCATCGGGCGCAGGCCCATGCGCTCGGCTGCGGCTTGACTGATCGCCGTCACGCCTTCCGGCATCGGCGGGTGGTCAACCATGAGGCCAAACGCGCCGTATTCGAGCATGTCCTCGACGCAGCCCTTCGCCAGTTTGTCGATCGACTTGCCCGCCATGTTCACATCGGCAAGCAGCGGCTCCATTCCGGCCGGCACTTCGATCGTCGGCGGCTTGCGAAATGCCATGCCAGCAAGGCCAGCGATCGTGCGCCACATCGCGCCATAGAAGTCCGACCGCTTGAGCCGCGCGTTGTATGCCGCGTCCTCCTCGTCGGTCAGCTTGGGCAGATAGTCCTCGCGGCGAGCGCGCATTGCGTCCTGGCCGTCCACGGCATCGGAGCAGCGCCGCCATTGCGGGGACAGCTTGTCATAAGTCGGATGGGTTGCGCGAACGCCTTTGGGCTTTGCGGACATACTAAACACCTCCTATAGCAACCCGCGTTATGCCACGACCAGCAACCGGGTAGCGATAATGCACAAAATATCCGCAAGCGTCGTTGATGTGGTCTAGGCCGCTGGTTTTATCAGGCTCGCCGTTCTTGTCATAGGCTTGCTTTTCCAGTGCTTCGACCAGCATGGGGCAGCGATCCACATTTACTTTCAGGCGGCGAACACCTTCGCAGTGGATCATCTGGTTCATGGCGAGAATGCGGTTCTTGACCGGGGGGTTCGCCGATGGGGCAAGGACCGTGAAGCCTGCCGCACGCAACAGTGCGATGTCGCTCTCGCTGGCGTTGTTCGAGCGCCGGCCGCCGCCACTCGCGTCGGGGTAGACGTAGATCGCGTGGCCCTGATAGCGCGACTTGATCGTGGCAATCATCGCCGGGGTGTCGAGAACGCCAGTGATCTCGTCCACGCCGTGCGGATCGCCGTCGCGCAGCACAAACACCGCGCCTGCCATCTGCCCCACATTGAAGTCCATGCCGATGTGCAGGGGTTCGCTGATCTGGATGGTTTCGGTCGAGCGGTTCAGGGTGCGATCGAACTCGGCGTAGATCGAGCCGCTGGTCAGGTTGACGAACTGGCCGTCGAGATAGGCGGCGAGGAGGTTCGAGGGATACGACGAGCGCAGGCTGTCGATATACCCATCCGGCAAGTTCGCCGCGTTGCTCATGGTGCTGGCGTGGATCAGCCGGTAGCCCTGAGCCGGGTTTTTCTTCCACCGTTCATAGACGAACCGGAAGCCTTCGGGGGTTGTCGCAACCGCCACAGTGTTGGCCGCACCGTCCGGTTTTTTCTGCCGGTTGCGGGCAATGACCTTGTTCCAGACATCGCGCGCCTTGTCGGTCGGCAGGGTGTCGAGTTCGTCGCAGATGCTGTCTGCCACCTCGTAAGCTACAATCCGCGCCGGGTTGTCCATCGTGCGCAAGATGATCGAACCGCAGTTCCAGATCGAGATCAGGCTGTCGTTCTTGTTGATCTTGAAGCTGGCCCCCATGCCCTCCAGCTTCTCCTCGAACCGGGGGAAGGCCATGCGCGCAACGAGGTCATAGGTCGGCAGGTAGTAGGCAACATCCTGCCCAGGATAGGCCCGTTTGAGTTTGAGCGCCCGCCAGCACGCCGCCTCAGACTTTCCAGCGCCAAAGCCTGCGACCATCGCCGGGAAACGCTCCGGGGCGGTCACAAAGTCAAACTGAGGGCGGGTGAGTTCAATCATCCGCTGTCCGGCTCCTCGCGAACGCCGAGCACGATGTTGGGCATGCCGATCTGGCCGCTGACCTTTGCGTCAACCTTGTCGGTCAGCAGGCCGAGCAGTTTCGCCTTGCCCAGCGTGGCTGAGACGGCAGCGGCGGATTGTGGCTTGTCAGCTGCAAGTGCGATCTGGCGGGCTTCGTCGAGTTCTGCGATAAGGTCGTCAACGGTTGTTCCAAGCCGTGCGACCTGTTCCGCTCGGAGCGCGTCAACCCTTACCGAAACGTTATCCTGAGCAAGAAGCTGCGAAGCCTTCACCGTGATCGTCGCGGGCTGCATATTTTCCGCATTGTATGCGCGCCGATAAGCCTCCGACGCATTGCCCGTTTCGATGTAGGCGATGCAGAACATCTCCTGTTTCTGTGTCAGGCTCATACTTCCTCCACCAGCGCCAGCAGCGCGTCGTCAATGCTTGCAGCGATAGCCATGAGCAGCTTGGGACTGAACAACTCCGGCTGCTTGGCCATCATCACGAGGTCGTTTGCGATTGAGCGATGCAGCAGCGGCACCTGCTCACCGACGAGCACGGTTTCGCCGCGCCAGTCATGGGCATGCTGCTCGATCTCGTCATAGGTTAGGGCAGCGATTGCGCGGGTGATGTCAGGCATGGGTCACCGTGACGCGGACCTTGCGCGCAGTGCGGAGGCTAGTGTGGTCATGGCTTTGCCTCTGGTGGTGCGGGTTTCCAGTGCGTCGGTTCGACCGATGGGGCATCGTCCTCGTTTGACCCCCAGCAAACGCCATCTGTCCAGCATGGCGGTGGCTCCTGATCTGTGGTGAATGCCCAGCCGCCGCAATCTTCCTCGTTTTCATCCATGAAGCCGGATTGCCAAGCTATAATGTTGTCCTCGCCGTGGCCCGGAATACGCGCCTGAATGTCCGTCCCATCTCTCGGTGCGGTGCTGATGTCTTGCCATGTCATGCGCGATATTCCTTGGGCAACGCGCCGATCGCCA